CGTTAGCGTTGACGCTGACAGAGTAAAAAGAATCGTCCTTAGATTCTATACAATTCAAGGTGAAGCATAATGCCAATTAAAAATACTGACATTGTTCTGTTCCAATCACAGGACAACACCGATAATGATAATGGGGGTGGTGCACGTACCAACAACGTTGTTGAAGACGGTGCTGTCAATAACCTGTTCCCTGATATTAGCCGGGTCGATACCGTAGCTGGTGACGTTGCAATGCGCAAAGTCTTTCCTGTGGTCAATACTGATTCACGTGAAATTTACTACGGTGCACACGCAATGATTCGTAAGACACCTGATGATGAACGCGTAAGTGCACTACTGTTCTATACCGACGATGCGGTTGACACACGTGTACAGGCACAGGCTGATGTTGAGTCATACCTAGTACCATCATTCCAAACCCCATTCTACCTGTTTGGTTCTAATATCGAAGGTGCAAAAGCTGTCACGTTCTTACAGCGACTGGAAGAAGACATTCCGCTAGTAGGTGAAGTGTTTTTGCTTCGTGAAGAAAGCAACGAACAGTACTTTAGAGTTTCCAACGTAGAGGATAAAGAAGTAATTCTTTTCTTCGACGGTAAAGAGTACAGACGTAGACGTTTGATTATTACCATTGACCAACCACTAAAGGTCAGCTTTACAGGTTCAGAGTTTGACCCTTCCGGGCAGCAGCCTAATACCTGTGATACGTTTGCTACTCAGGTTGCAGATGCTGCGAGATTTTATGGCAACAAACCGTTGACTCAGGACGCACTAGCTGGTGATACACTGTTGCAATTAAGCAGCATTTACGAACAGTTAGTACCTGCCAGTAAGCAACAAACACCTATCATTAATCAGCAAGCGTTGCAGGGTGGTCTTATTGTTTTGGGTGAACCTAATTCACCTAATATAGTTCGTAGAATTGCAATGAGTAGTAACTCACGAAATGATTCATTCGGTGTACCTATAGTACCCGGTTCTATTGTGTATAGTAGCTTCACAGACGATGGGTTGGGCACAGTCACCAACGGTAGCATTACATTCACCGTTGACTACACTACAGGTGATGTAACACTCATTCAGGGCAGCAGTATTTCAGCAGACTTTCAGTTTCAGACTGGTGAACTTTTTGAAACCGCAATTCAGTACAGTAGCGGCATACTTGTAACCACTGAGAATCAGGGAACGGTGTACATTCAGAACGTTGCACCAGTACCAACTAACGGCAGTTGTTATGTTGATTATCGCGCTAACGGTAAGTGGTATCGAATCACTGGTAAGCCTGACGGTTCATTGGAAGGTGCAGGTGGCATAGGTGCAGGTCTAATCAACAACAACGGTGACGGTACTGCAACAATATCTGTAACGTTAGGTCGTGTTCCTGACATTGACAGCACAGTAATCTTTTCGTGGGGGTCACTAGACATGGTGAACCGCGTAAGAGAAGAAGCACTTGCTGACCATGACCAGTATTTCGAATGGCAATTACCGCACAAGTTTATCGACCCTGCTAACTGTTCATTCCAATATTTCGGGCGCGGTTCTGGTTCTATCAGCACTGTAGATTTTTCAACAGGTCTTACGCAAACAGCACAACAGTTAGAGTTTACGCTTGACCCAATACAAGGCGTGATACGCGCACGTTGGACTGGTAGCGGCTTCCCGTTTACACCCGGCCTTGGTTATGAATCTTATAACGCAACGCAATACTTAGAACTGGATTATAACTACGCTGACCCACCAACGGCAGGTGAAACAGGTGAGCGTAAATTTATCAACAACCCTGCGTTTGATAACCCATCAGAAGGTACGTGGACTTACAACATTGGCGAAACCATTACACCAGAAGGGCTAGTTATAAACCTAACGTTATACAACGAACAGGCAGCACTTGTTAGGTACGCTGGTTCACCTGCACCGTACACTGATGTAACCCTTGTGGCTGGTGCAGACAGAATTTTGAGATTAGACGGTGCAGGTTCAGCGTGGGGAACAGTTGATACAAATGGTTTAATTACGATCAACATACCAACCAAACCACGTCAAACAGCTACTGTTGTTCAGATTGACGGTAACAGTTTTCCCAAGTACCAAACTGCCAACAAAGCGGTTGCAACCATTGACCGTGTTACGCAAGTTGAGTACAGCAGCGAGAACTTAACTACGTTCCCAAACAATTTCACTGGCACGCTTGATAACCGTGACATAATGACATTGAAGCTGGTGTTACTACCTAACATCGTGGGTAACTTCCACTTTGGATTGTTTGAATCAACGGTAACTCAGAAGGGTAACTTTGTTTGTTATGTGCAGGGTAACGAGGTTTATCAAGGCATCGACAGCCCACGTCAAATAGGTCAGATTGAACGCGAGAAGGGTATTTTAACAATCGACTTTGCAGGTGGTAATTTCCAAATATCGGGCAACACTAACGATATGGATTTACAGTTATCAAACCTGTTCGTGGTTACGAATAACCCTACGTCTAATATTCGTCGTGAGGTATTCAAGGCAGGTGCTACAGACTTGGTAACTTCATCATTCATACTGCGCTACTCAACAGTGAATGGTCAGTTTGTTGCTACAACCAATGCAAGCGGTGAATTCTCAGGTACTGATATTGACACTGTGAACAGCTACGTTGACGTGGTTAACGGTGCAGTGTACGTAGAGTTTACAGCAGACATTAACCCTGACACGCTGCGATTCGACTGTGTTGCTCAGACAACGCTACCGCTTGACCCTGAGTTACTAGGTCTTAACCCGGTACGCTTGCCACCAGACGGTAAAGTTCCAATCTTTTACCCCGGTGCGTTCGTGGTAATCTTCAATGAAGAATCTACTGCTATAAGCACACCGTCAGCAGGTACAGTTGAAACACTAGGCCGCAGCGGTCAGTCGTACATCGAAGTGGTGGACGCTAACGGTCAACGACTAGCATACGACCAGTACGTTAGCAACCGTGAAGCTGGCACTGTAACGTTCGCAGACCCGTTGGCCTTGGTTGACCGTAATGGTGAAGCCCTGACAGCACCGTATAGCATAATTGACCGTGTTGAAGATATGGCAATGTGCACAGACGCTTCGGTAACTGGCTCTATAAGCATTTCAGCACCTTTGTCACGTGATTACCTTGGTGGGCAGACAAGAGTGGCATCAGCGCTTGTATGGGGTGATATTGGCTCACGTGTGTTCAACCTGTTCAGCCAGCAATCGTTTGATGTATGGTCAGACAACCCAACCACGTCAGGTATCAATGCGCAGTTCGACAACGTTAACTTTCCTATTCAGATTAACAACAAGGACAGTTTCACAGGTCGGTGGGCATTCATCTTCACCAGCAGTACCACTGTTGACGTGATTAGTGAAAAGCTAGGTACGATACTAGAAGATGCTAGTATTAATGCTGACATTGCACCTATCAACCCTGCAACTGGCCTACCTTACTTCACAGTACCGTCTGGTGGTTGGGGTGGTGGTTGGCTCACAAGTAACGTACTACGATTCAATACAGAATCAGGTGCTGAAAATATGTGGGTCATTCGAACTGTTCAATCTGGTGCACTTAGCGAACAGACTGACAGCATTGACATTGAAATTAGAGGGGATGTTAACTAATGGCAAACTGGTATGCACACCCTTTAACTGGTGAAAATATCATGCCGCGTGCTAAGTATGTGTCACGACCTTCTGCAATAGCCGGACTCAAAGCGCTTGACGTTTGTGAGTTTTGGAAAAATGAATTTGGTCTGACACTAACTTCGACCAACGGCACACCGACTAGTAGTGATGCTTCTTATTTAAGAGGTACTAGTGATTACTTCGGTGCGTCAACGTCAGACTGGCGTGTTTCACCTGAAACCGATAATAGCAACTATTCATCAAGAACTTCGTGGTCAGGCAGATTTTGCATGTGCTTTTATCATACGTATTATCCGTTGACCTTTGGCTATAATGATGCGCCACAGGTAGATATGCAAGCTATAACTGGCTATACAGTACCTGCGTTTTACACAGGTCGTGCGTTGCCTTGGCTTGGTGTGTTTATAGGTGAGCGTGATAACCCGTATTACTTCCTTCGTAACGTACAGGTGAATGCTGAACCGGGTGTTAATGCTTACGTTAACAGCAACTACAACAGCACCCCTACAACCGGGAACTTAGTTATATACAGGTTTCCACTAGGTGATAACTTTGATTCAACTGACGTTCTTTGTTGGTTGATTGTTAGGCTGGTGCTAAAGAACAGGGGTGGTACAACTGCTGGTATAGCAGGGTACGAAACTGTAGGTGCAGAATACTTCATTGAATCAGTTGATACGATCACACCCGGTGCTAACATTGAAGTGCACTTTTTCACACTAAACGAAGGTGATAGCACACCGTCAAGCAGTTCAAGCATACTTACTGCAATAGATGGTGACTCATTTAGTTTAGAAGGTGGTATGTCGCACTACATAGGGCTTCGTGAAGAACTTCAAGACCCTGAACTATTCACGGTGTTAGGTGGTACAGTGACTGACGGTGGTGTGCCTGTCGAACGTGACGTACACATACTTGAAGGTGCTTCGTTTGGCCTAGTAGGTTCTACTAGAAGCGCGTCTGACGGTTCGTGGTCGTATACTGTTAGACCTGATACGGAATACTGTGTAATCTGTCGTGATGAAGGTACAACACCTAGAAATTCATTAATCTTTGACAGAGTATACGGAAGTAATCAACTGTGAATCCTAGTGATTTAAAGTTCGACTTTGGGGGTGATTTATACACACCCCCTGCACAAGACAGCATAGCGTTTGAGGAACGTGACCGTACCCATGTGACCCCGTATGGTACTAACGTTAACTTCTACCTACCTGACGAACTTTACACCCCACCTGTTCAGGACAGCATTAACTTTTCGTTTGGTTTCGTTGAAGTTACACCACCAGATTCAGATGAAGACACGTTGCCACTAACCAGTGCAGTATACGGTACACGTTGGAAGGGTGAAGCCAAACCAATAAATGTCAGTACTGCCGTACCGTGGGGTGTAACGGAGGTATTCTATAACGTTACAGCGTTGGATATTTCAAACCGTGACACTGCCCTGTTTGCTAGTTTCATGGAACGTGCTGATATGTACATAAACTATTTGTACAGCAGCACTAACGTTATAAGCACGGCAGTAGTAGCACCGATTCAAGCAGTTACAGGCGTGGTGTTACTGCGCTTTGACGGTCTTGAAATAATCTACACTGATTGGGAAGTTTCCAGTCGGTATGAGTTCGATGAAGTTCAGGCTAACACCGTGTGGCAATGGCTTCGCACGATTCCTAACGACCTAGACTATACGTTTAATTGGGATGAATTTGAAAAGTATGAAGCTGGTTACAGGTTGAAGTTTGAAAAGACATTCAAACCGCAAGACATTGACCAAACATTGCGTTGGGGATATGGCCTAAACAACTTCATAGTGGGTGGTAGCACTAATATACCAAGTAACCCGGAAGACGGTCTTGTTGAACCCCCTGACGGTGAAATAATAGAACACATAAACTATGAGGTATACCGCGTTGTGAACATAGTAAATATTAAGGTCGCAGGTACTAACGATACAGTGCAGTTTGACAACTTTTCAATACAGACAGATATTGAATCGTTCGCGTGGACTGTAACGTTCGACGTACTGGACAAGGCCAGCTTTGAATTAATCAGACCTGTTGGTAGAACGCTCAAAACTATCGACATTGAAATAAACAATGAAACCTTCACCTTGGTTGTTGCAAAAGGTAGCATACAGCGCAGACAGGGCAAGGTTGTGTATCGTTGCAGTGGTTGGTCACGTACTAAGTTACTGGCAGACCCTTATGCAGCTAAACGTAGCTACAAGGACACACAGGCACGCACTGCTGCACAGATTGTGAATATGGAACTGACAGGTACAGGCTTCGATTACACGTGGTCTACAGTTGATTGGCAAGTACCAGTAGGTATTCATAGTTATCAGGACAAGACCCCGTTAGGTGCTATCATTGCAGTGGCTGAATCAGTAGGTGCAGTGGTAGTGCCACACCCTACACTACTTCAATTTGACATTAGGCCATACTACCCTGTCAGTCCTTGGCAATGGGATTCAGCAGGTCTTAACCGCAGCATGAATGAATTGCAGTTTTTTGAAATAAGCAACGACCCCGTACCTAAACCAAACCCTGACGGTGTGTACGTATATGGTGAGGATAATAACGGTGTTGGTGTGAAAGCCGTGCGCAACGGTAAGCCCGGCACTGCGCTCTTGCCTGACGTTGTAAATAAGTACATAACAGCCAACGTTGCAGGGCAAGAGCGTGGTAGGGTTGAAGTATCTAAGAATTGCTTCATTGACCGATACACCATGACTACATACGTAGACGAAAACGGAATCATTAAACCGCATGAGTTGGTTAGATTCACAGATACTGACGGTGGTACATGGCGCGGCATGGTGTTGTCTGTTAAAGTGGATTGCAACCGTGTAGGTACAGCATTGATTCAGACTATTCAAGTAGCGAGATTTTACGATGATTAACGCATACAACAGGTTTCAGACACTGATACCTAAATCTACCCGGTCAGTAGTCACCATTACTTCAAACAATGGTGATGGTACAAGTACGGCAACAACGCTAGGTGGTACGACAATAACAGTCAACGGTGAACAGGTGACCGCAGGTAATAAGGCATTTGTTCAAAATGGCGAAGTGGTAAGGCAAGCACCTAGTTTATCTATAACGGAATTAACGATATGACACAGTTTTATTATGGTGTAAAAGACACTGACCACTTGATAGCCTTGACCCGTAAGGTAGTAGCTACGTTCGGTGGTGGAAGAAAGGCGTTATTTATCATGCTAGGAACGTGCGCCACTGAAACGCACTTTGCGCAATTTCCTGACCGTCACCCTGAAAAGCTAGGGGTAGGTGTGGGTCAATGCGATAAAATAGCGCTACGTGACGTGAAGCTTCATATTAGGCCGCATGACCGAACCACATTGGCTAAACTTGGTTATGATATTGACACTGTGAAGCTTGCAGACCTAGCAGACGACCCTTTGTTAGCACTGTGTATAATGCGACTGGTGTACAAACGTAAGACTGAACCATTCCCTTCAAGCGACGATATACGCGGTCAAGGTGAATATTGGAAGCAGCACTACAACACTTACGCAGGTGCTGGCAGTGCGCAGAAGTACGTAGAGGACTTTACGCTTTACGTACCTTCTGAGTTCCAATAACGTTCAATCTGTCGGTGCGCGTCGGGGCTGTAATAGGTCTTCGACAGTACCGACCACTGTTCATACGTCAGCGACAATTCTGCACCAGACTTCTTATACTTAATTACAGCCTTGTACGGCAAGTTTCTAAGACCTAAGAACCTAGAACCCGGTGTTTGCTTACCTGTGACCGTCATGCTAAATGCACCCTTTGCGAACAACTCAGGCATGATAGCTTTCGCCATACTACTGCGTTCTAGGTCTTCTCTTAATTGCTGTGCCCGGTCTTGCTTTTCAGCAATCCGGGTCAGCACGTTCATGGTGTTCTTATTCAAGTTCTTTCATCCTTACTATGATAGTCTGTTTAACACCACGGTATTCTTCGTGTGCTTTAACCGTGAAGTCGAATTTTGCAGATTCGTCAATTTGTAATTCAGTAGGTCTACCGCCTTTGTAAACGACAACATTACCGCTTTTCGTGTGGAATATTTCAACGTATGTTCGACCATAATAACCCTCAAATGAAAGGCTACGAACAAGAGTCAGTTTTATTCCGCGCATACGTGTTTTAACACTACCAATGTGAACACTATCCTTGGTTGATACTTGTTTGAAGTTGGCTTTGATATAAGCTGCAAACGCTTTGATTACAACACCAGCGTCAAGTTCGGTGGCTTTGTAAACTACCCATTCACGGTAGCTGCGTTCCATTTCTTTTATTTCCTGACCTTGGTATTTACCGAAAGGAACTTTTCCACTGTTGATAAGGTCAATGGCGTACTGGTCTTTTTCTTCCTGACGCTGACGCTTTTCTTCTTCATAAGCAGCCCTTGCTTCATTGCGTGCGTTCTCTTGATTGCGACGAATTTCTTGAAGATCGAATGAAGGGTGTTTAACACTGGTGTAACCCAACGCGTGAGCCTTTTGAACGGCAGTGTCAGCGTCAGTAGAAAGGTTACGAATGTAGTAGTCACGCTCAACCAATTCTTCGCCTACAAGTTCATTGTAGCGTGTACGCAGTGTGTACATTTTAGTTTGGTCACCAGAACTAATATAGTAGTATTCGTTGTTCATTTCAGCTTTCCTATCAGTGATTATGTGTACCATTATAATAGTACCGTTGTAATAGTCAAGAGAAATACAAAAAAAAACCCGGTACAATGACCGGGTAAAGGTTGCCTACGGGGTAGCGAATTATTCTTCGTCTGCTTCGTCGTCCTCAGAAGAAGCGTCAATACTAATCTGAGTTGAGCCTTTTAGCAACTTAACCTTGACGTTTTCTTTCCGGTGCATGTGCTTCTGCAACTGTTGTGCCGCCAGTGTAGTAAACGGAGCACGGTAACGCACTTCAACGTCACGACCTACTACTTTACCCTTTTCGGTAATCTCAGGTGTGTCAATTGCGTCAACGACTCGCAACGGCAGACTGTGAAGTTCGACGTTAGTGTCTGTCTTAGCGCCAACTTCTAAACCTGCTTTTTGACAGGCTTCACGAACGGTGTGTGCAATACCAGCAGTTGCACCTACAATAGCAACGTAAATTAATTTACTCATTGGTAAGTTTCCTTATGATCATATCGCTAACATTAGCGACTGTTACAATAGCACATTTTAGACATAAAAAAACCCCGGTTATTACACCGGGGCTGGTGGCATCCATTACAGATTCAAAACCAACTAGGGTTGCCGCGTCATTCATCAACCCTGACTAACTTATACACTGCGTGCACTTCCCTGTCAAATCCGTACTCAGTAATAGTTACTTCCTGACGTTCACGTGCAGCGTTGAAAACTTTGGTCATGTTTCGACGCATATCAAGTAGACCTTCAACGTTGGTAATCTGTTCATCTGTGCGCGGCTTACGTTTTTGTTCAACCATAATATTTTTCCTCTTAAAGTATTACAATAGTAGTGTTTAAATAGTAACACTATTGTAATAGCGGTACAACAAGTTTATTAGCTTCTTCTATGTAGTATTCTACATTTAGCGCATCCCAATCAAAATCAGATAGGTTATTACAGGGGTAAACCTTACACGTGGCTTCCAGTCGTTCGCGTCTATTAGGGGCTTCCATACGTTCGTGTGTTGGTACTGGCTTAAACTTACCCGATGTTGGTTTGACACCCGGTTTTTTAACCTCGTACACACCTGTAGTTTCGTGCTGATAGTGGTCACCAGTTTTATACAATTCTATTTGTGCTGGCGTAGGTGGCATTACTTTTACCAGTTCACCACCGTCATAAGATGCGTGGTATCGTGTGATTCGTTGCAGGTCAGTGTCTACACCATCTTTGTTCAACACGATCTTACTATTGCGGTCACACTTACTACGCATACAGAACAACTCGCGGTTTTCATCTTTACCATAGTGGTCATTTATAAATTGCTCTACGGGTATTCCATGCAGCAAG